AGCAACAACGCTCCAGTGCCTGTTTCAGCGTAATATTTGTACCGTCCTAACTCATGCCCCCGGCCGTGGGGTGGTGCTGCGATAGCGTTTCGGCCGCGGCATGCCGAGGAGGTCTTCCGACTGTGACCAAGCAGGTCCAGCAGCTCGATCACGTCATCATCAGGTTCGCCGGCGACTCGGGTGACGGCATGCAGCTCGCCGGAGACCGGTTCACTCAGGAGACAGCGATCTTCGGCAATGACCTGTCGACCCTGCCGAATTTCCCGGCCGAAATCCGGGCGCCGGCCGGCACCCTCCCTGGCGTGTCGAGTTTCCAGGTCCATTTCGCCGATCACGATATCCTCACGCCGGGCGACGCGCCCGACGTGCTCATCGCCATGAACCCGGCCGCCCTGAAGGCCAACATCAAGGACCTGCCGCGCGGCGGCGACCTGCCCTGCCAGGCTGACCTGATTCTGCTGTGTGTTGGCCAGCTGTTCCTGGGTGAGCTGGCGCCGGGTCTTGAGCTGCCGCTCCAGTTCCTCCGACAGCTTGCGCTCTCGGGCGATCGCGCCATCCAGCGTTGCGTCGAACACGGCCTGGGCCTGCTGTGCCAGCCGGGTGCTTTCTGCCTGTTCCTTCAGCTTGCTTGCGGCATCGCCCACCTTGTCCTTGAACATATCAAGGTTGCTGAGCAGCGGCACAATGGCCACCGCTGCGGTCGACAGTGCCATGCCCCAGGGGCCACCAAGGAAGCGCAGGAGCACATTGCCTTCGTTCCCCATCATCTGAAACGCGCCGATGATCTGGCCGAACTGCTGGCTGAAAACCATCATGGGCGGCATGCCGCCGGCCAGGCTGGTGGACACGTCGCTGATCTGGAAGGACAGGTCGCGCATGGCGTTTCTGGTGGCGCCGCTGACTTCCGCCGAGCGGCGCTGGGTATCGTTGGCGCGGCCCATCGCCTGCTCCATCGCGGCCAGCACACCGGCCTGGGTGCGCAGGGATGCCGCCTGCTGATCGGCCTTCGCCGCCGCCAGTTCAGAGGCCACCGCGACCTGCCGCAGGGCCAGCGCCTCGCGCTCATTGGCCCCCTGCGCCGCGGCGGCGCCGGCGGCCTGTTCGCGATAGGTCGCGGCCAGCCGCTCCTGCGCGGCGGCGGCCTCGAGCGTGCTGGCCGAGGTCATGCCGCCCAGCGGGTCGAAATTGCCGCCCCCTGCGGTAGCATTCCGGGCCGCCCGGTTCCACTCCTGCACCTGTTGCGACAGATTGCGGCCGATCTGGGCACCGGCATCGTTGCCGCTGCCCGACAGGGAATCGCGGATCTTCTGCTGGATCCCTTCCAGCACTTCCTCGGTCGATTTGCTGAAGTCGGCCAGATCGGTGGCACCCGAGCGCAGCGCGGCCTTCAACTTGTCGGTCTGGCCGTCAAGGATGAGGACAAGGGGCTTTACGGCCATGGGGTGTTCTCCAACAAAAAACCCCGCCGGTCAGGGCGGGGTTCGTCATTCGTCCGGCTTGTGCGGCGTTATTTTGCCGGCTGTGCCACTGGCGTTGCGACCGGCGAGGCCACGGTGACTGCCGCCAGCGTTCCGGTGGTCACGCGGGCTGCATTGGCGGGCACGTTAAAGGTCAGCGGCTCTGCCGTGTAGGCGCGCATCTGCTGGCCATTGGGAATGGCGGCGGAATGCCCCTTCACGAAAGCGCCCAGCACGCCCACGGCAACCACTGCGCCAACGGCTGCGCCGGTGTTGCCTTCGCCTTCCTGGCGGTGCTTGCCGGTCAGCGGGATCTGGCGGCCATTGAGGGTGAGCGTGTTGAACGCGACTTCCATCTTGCCCGACTTGCCAAAGGCCCCGGTGCCGGTACGATACATCACCGTGCCTTCGCCCATGGTGCCCCGCGGGATCAGGACCACGCCATTCTGCATCACGTCGAACACGGTCGACAGCTTGAACTTGTCGCCCACCTTGGCCGACTTGGTGGTCAGGCTGTCGTTGGGCGTTACAACCAATTCGGTGTTGGGTGGCAGCACCAGCGCCTGAAATTCCGGCGCGGCAGGTGCGGTTTCCTGCACAACAGTGGCCGGTGCTGCCGGAACTTCAGCAGGCACAGCAGCTACAGTGGCCGTAACGGCCATCAGAAGAGTAATCATTTTGTCGCCCCCTTGTTAAGCCGAGGTCGCTTAGCCGGGCGCGCAAAATGTTGGAATATGAAAAGGATCGATATTGGATTGCCAGCCAATTTACTCCACCAATCGGGCATTCGCCCGCTGCCGGGCTTCAATCATCGCCCAGATTTCGTGCGGGGTGGCTTTCCAGAACTGGTCGGCGCTCCACCCGAAGGCGTCCATCATGACGCCCATCAGCATGCGGTAACGGGCATGGCCCTCTAGGGCTGGCCCGTCACCGCGCGCGGCTCCCCCTGCGGGGTGTATCCGCCGTTCACCACATTGGCCATTACCGCCGACAGGATGGCCAGCACCTTTACCTGCCCCTCGGCATAGATGAGGTCGGCCAGCACCTCGTCGCTGATGTGCGCGGTCAGCTTGTCATCAGGCGCGGCGCCCGCCCGGATGAACGCGCCGGCAATAATGCCCAGATCGCGGTAGCCAATGGCCACGGCGCCGGCCCGCTGGCACAGGGCCAGCATGCTGCCGCCCAGCGCATCCTCGATGGCGAGCGCTGCGGCCACGGTGGGGCGCAAGCGATAGGCGGTGCCGCCCAGGGTAAGCGTCACCTCGCCGCGCACGGCATTGGCCGCAGGCTGGGCGCGCTGGCCACCCCGCGGCGAACGGGGCGAACGGGGCGCGGCCATCAGCTACCACTCCCCACATAGGCCGGGTCGGGCACCTTATCGATGGTGGGCGCAGCGGCCAGCGTCAGGTCAAAGCTCCAGCTGGCGCCGTTCTTCTGGTCATAGTCGTCCGAGAAGTTGCCCACCGACATCATCGCCTGGAAGAACACCTCGCCGGTCAGCGTGCTCACAAACTGGAACTCGGCCACCGGCACGGCCATCTTCTGCACGGCATACAGGCGCGAGTAGCCGGCGTCGGGCAGCTTGGTCACGCCGTTGATCGAGGCGGTGATCGACTTCTGGCCAAAGCCGCTGGTCTTGTAGGTGCCATCGTCCTTGGACGTGGTGTCGATGCTGTCGCTGCTGCCCTTGCGCGACGTTTTCTGCTCGCCGGCAATGATCAGGAAGGCCGGCGTTGCCGCGCCATCGCTGACCTTGATGCGAAAATCCTTACCCTGCTGGGCGGTGGCGGTCATGGGTCTGTCTCCTCAGGCGGGTTGAGCGGTAAAGGCGAAGGTGGAAAGGGACACGTAGGTCACGCCGTCGGCGATGGCCTCGCCGGCAATCTCGGTGTCGACCACGGGGCGGGTGAACACGGCGCCAGCTGCAGCAATGGGCCGGTTATTCAGCGCCTTGCGCACGCGGCCCATCATCCAGATCAGTTCGTCACGCTGGTTGCCGCGCCATTCGCAAATGACCTCGATGTCGATCCGGGCCATCTGTTCGTCGCGGGTCGAGGCGTCGGTGGCTTTGATGGTGCCCAGCTTGATGAAGGGGGGCGGGGTGTCCTGGGGCACATGGTCGAACACCTGCAGGCCGGCGGGCGCGCCCGGCAGGGCGGCAATGGGCAACAGCGCGGCGATCACCGCGCGGATGGACGGCGTCAGCAGGTCGGCATCTTCATCCATCGGTCAATCCCCGGCTTTGGCCAGAACGCTGTCCCAGAAGCGGTCCTGCACGCCTTGCAGCACCTGGTCGAAGCGGCTTTCGAGGTGGACGAAGGGCCGCGCGGGGCGCGCGGGCCAGCGCAGGCGATAGGTGGAGACCACGTCCTCGGTCCGCTTTTTGCCGCGTTGCAGGCGCAGGCGGCCCTTCACGCGCTTGCGGCGCTGCACCATCTTCTCGCCCGCCTTCACGCCATATTCCTGCATGATGGCGTAGAACCGATCGTCCTTGCGCTTCATGTCGGGGTAGCCGACGCGCACGCGCAGGTTGTTCAGCGCCTGCGCGACTGTGAGCGCATCGCGCAGGCGGCCGGTGCGCACGGGCGCTGCCGCCTGCTGGGCCTCGAGGATGTCTAGGCCGATCTGGCCCAGATCCTCTGCCAGCTGCTTGCGCGCGGCCGGCTCGATGCTCGCCCAAAAGGCAATGTTCGCCTCGAGGTTGGCCACGCGGTCATTCGCCATCGTCAGCCTCCACGCCTTCGCTCGTTGCCAGAATGCTCAGCCATTTGCGGTTGCCGAACGGGTCATAGGGCGGGGCGGCAATGGCCAGATTGGTGCCGTCGGGCAGGCGCAGCTGGTCGCTGGCCAGCACGCCTGCGCGCCAGCGGATCGTGATGCGCCAGCTGCCGATGCCCTCGAAGGAATGCGCGATCACCGCCTCGCGCCCGGCCAGGCCGATCACCTCGGCCCATGGCTCTGCAATGGTTGACCATTGGCGCAGCTGGCCGCCATGGCCATTGTCGACCAACTCGCCGCGGCGGATTTTGACCCGTTCTCGCAGTTTTCCCGGGCCCATCAGCGCCCCCCATAGCTGGTGGCCTGACCAAGGAGCCAGGCAGCCGATTGCGGTAATTCCATGGGCGTTCCGCGCTGATCGACGGCAACAGACTCGCGATTTTCATACCAATGGCCGATGGTCAGGAGTATTGCCTGCACAACCATAGCCAGGTCATCGGCACCGAGCGGCGCCAAGGTGTATTCGATCACCACGCAACCGGCCCTGCCATCGGCTTCAGGCCAGCAGTCAATCGGCGAGACGCGGCCCGGCACTTCGTCGATGCTGACCAGCCAGGAGGTGCTGTCCATTTCCTGCCAGCCCTCGGCCAGCGTGCGCCAACGGATAACATCGATGTTGGCCAGAATGCCGCCGGGCAGAGCGATAGCCACGGCCCGATTGCGCTCGGACGCTGTCAGCGCAGGGGCGCGCGCATGCGGGAACTGGTCAAGCACCAGTTTGCGTTGACCGCCGAGCACCGATTGGTTGATTTCGACCTCACAAGCGCGCCGTGCTGCAGTGATCAGGCCGCCAAGATAGGCATCCTCGCCCGTTCCGCTCGCATCGATACGCAGATGGACCTTGATCTGATCGAGCGAAACGGGTTCGGACATGGCTCAGGCCGCGCCCTGTACGATGCCGTCTTCCTTCACCACCGTGACGGCAATGGGGGTGCCGGTGGCATGGGTGCCGGCAAAGCTGGCGGTAACCTTCAGGTATCGCCGGCCCGCGATATAGCCGACCTTCTGGACGTCAGCGGCGGCCTTGGCGGCGTTGATCAGCCGAACAACGCCGTTCGTGATGGTCGCCGGGGCGACGGCATCGACGACGATGTCGTTGGCGCCTACGGCAAGCTGGTCGGAACCGTCGGCGGCATCACCGTGGGTCACAGAATATTGCAGGTAGTTGGCGGCGGTGAACGCAATCCCACCGATGCCGGTATGCAACAGCAGGGTGGCAGCCTGAAAATCGGCAAGGTCGATCAGGGGCGATGCCT